ATCTTGCAAAAAGTTAACTAGAGTTAACATTTTAAACAATCTATTTACTTTTTATTGTTTAGTAGATAGTAGTAGGTAGTTTTCTTTATTTTAAAAAAGTGTTTAGAAAAAAATAAAAAATATATATAAAGTATAAAAACGCCCAAAACTATCCTAACCCACTACTAACCACTTTTTTATAGATTTTTCACAAAAATATGTTAAAATAAAATCAATATGAATATTTTGTCAAAGTTTAAAAATAAGTTTGTAAAAAATGTAAATGTTAATGATAACCGATTAACATTCATTAATGATGATGAAGCAATCAGACTTTATAAAATTCGTGAATATAAAGTTTGGGCAAATGGTGATGCTAGTGAAAAGTTGAATTTTTACACATCCGAAAAAGTGGATAGCATGTTAGACAACGCGATTTACAACCGAAATGTAATGCATTATTTTTGGTCGGTCTCAACTAAAGAAAAAGTAATTAAAAGAACAAGTTGCGATTTTGCTAGTTCAATAATTAGTGCTTTAACAAATGTTTGTGGCTTGCCTAAAATAACTTTTAAAAGTGAAGAAGATAAAAAAATATGGGATTTGCTTTGCAAAGAAAATAATTTTGCCAATTTTTTAATTCAACAAGTTAGAAGTGATACATTAACAACTGGGACATCAGTTTTAAAAGTTAATTTTGATACAACATTTTCTAACGTTCCATCTTTCGAATGTGTGAATGCTGAAAAAATAAGAATTGAGAAAAGAGAAAACCAAATTGTAGCAGTTATTTTTGAAAACGATTATTTTAAAAATAAGAAAAGTTATAAACTTTTTGAAATTAGAAGAAGAGAAAAAAATAACTCTTATATTGAATATGAACTTTACGAAGATAAAGGAAATAATGAACTTGAAAGAATTTCACTTGAAAGTTTAGATGAAACTAAAGATTTGCAAAACTTAACTTTTACAGGTGTTAATTCTTTGCTTTGCGTTCCAGTGATTTATTTTAAAAATGTTTATTACAAAAATTATGGGAGAAGTGTTTTAGAAGGAAAAATTACACTTTTAGATAATCTAGACCAATGTTTGTCTCAAGCTGCTTTATGTGTGAGAGTTTCAACGCCAGTTGAATATTTTAGTGAAGATATTTTAGAAAGAGACAAGTCGACAGGTGAGCCAAAAGTTCCAAGTTGTTTTAATAGACAATATGTGAAAAAGCCAGTTGTTCCAAATGGTGATGGTGAGATTAATGACCCAAGTGTTATTACAACACAACCAAATGTGGACTTTGCTCAATATTCAATTGAAGCAAACGCAATTAAAATGAGCATTTTAGATGGATTGATTAGTCCATCAACTTTAGGCATTGAAGTGTCTAGAAATGATAATGCGTTGGCACAAAGAGAAAAAGAAAAAACAACCTTATTTACGAGAAATAAAATAATTGCAAACGAAAAAGAATGTTTAGAAAAATTCATCCGTATTGCAATTGCAACTTATAAATTTTTGCAAAACGGATTAAAGAATTTTAAAATTGATGAAGAAAGCGAAATTTCAATTAAATATGATGAATTTGCAAATCCTAGTTTTGAAACTGAGCTTCCAATTTTAGGGAATGCGTGGAGCAATGGGCAAATTAGCACTGAGCAATATGTGTCTTTGCTTTGGGGTGATAAATTAAGTGATGAAGACAAGCAAAAAGAAATCGAAGAATTAAATAAGCATCGATTAGCAGATACTTTAGATATTAATGAATACGAAAAAGATATTTCAACAGAAGAAAGAACTGAAAAGTAGATTAAGAGCGTGGCGAGATAGTGCTTATATTTTTATCTATGCATCTTTTTGTAATGGCAGAACCCCAAAACAAATAAGAAGTGATTTAATTAAAGATGCGCAAAAAAGGCGATACATCCCACTTGCTCTACTTAAGCAAACTTTTAGAACGATTAATTTTATAAAAAACAATGTGAATACAACAAATGAAGAGAGTCCGTTCTTTTTTATTCCAAATATAAAAAGCAAAAAAAATAATGATACAATTTTCAAACTAGCCGAACGCTCAAAGTTCACTATGCACACAAATAAGGTGATTAATGAAGAAGCACAAAAGTTTGAAACGGAAGAAAAACAAAAAATGATTAATGAAACTTTGTCTAATGATGAAAATATTTTCATTTTAGTTAGTTCACATGGCGATTGTGCAAAAGACCATTTGAATTATCAAGGTAAATTATATTTAAACAAAGATTATCAAGATAAAATCAATAAATCAAAAAACAAAAATGAAATTCTAAAAAGAATAAATGAAGAAAATATTAAGCCTTTTGAATGGGTAATTAATAAGCCTGTGTGGATGATTACTCGACCTAATTGCAGACACTTTTTTAATGAAATTGATACCAATGAAGTTTTAACTCATACAACGCAATATCTATTGAGAAAACATAAAATGAAATTAGCAAATGGCGATAGAAAGATTTTTCAAACAATAAAACATAAAACAACATCCGATTGGTATACGATAGAAAATGTGCAAAGTTTAATTGAAAAATACAAAGAAAGATTAGAAGTTCACAAAACAATGAATAAAGTTGCCCCATGTGATAAATTACGTATGGCAATTGAAAAAGATAAATTATTAATCAAAAAATGGAACGAATATTTAAAAACTCTTAAAAAGTAAACCATATTTAACTTTTTTATTGAAAATGTCTTTTTTTTAAAATAAAATGAAATTACTTGATAGTGGGGTTAATACTATGATTGATGAACAAGAAAAATTAGGTGGTGAAAATACTGCTTTGACACCTGAAGCAAATGGAACTCAAGAGCCAACTCAAACTGAAGTTGAAAGTAAGGAAGAGAAAGTTGTTGAAAATGTAAAAGAGCCAGAAAAGACTTTTACGCAAAGTGAAGTCAATAGCATTATTCAAGAAAGATTAAAAGAAAAAGATAAATCTTTGCTTAAAAAATTAGGGTTAGAGACTTTTGATGGTATAAGTGAAAAATTGCAAAAAAGTAATGATTACGATGCTTTGCTTGCTAGAAAAAATGAATTAGAAACTGAATTATTATTTAGAAATAATAATATTGTAAGTTCTAAAATTGATGATATTAAATATTTATTCAAAGGCAAAGGATTAGAATTGAATGCTGAAAATCTCAAAAAAGAATTAGAAACGCATAATGAGTGGCTTAATTCAAGCGATATGCCTAATGTAAAAATAGGTGCTAAAAGTGAGAAAGAAAGCAACGAAACTACTGAAGAAGCAATTTTAAAGAAATATTTTGATATTTAAAACGGAGAAAAAGAATGAATAGTATTGAAACAATTATTAAATATTCTGCTAATGGCTTAGACAAAGTATATGCTGCAGAAAGTAAAACTGCTATTTTAGGAAATGGCAAAAAGTGGGTTGATGTTAATTTTAACGAAGCAGGCTATGTTAAAATTGCAAATCTTTTATTTGATGGTTTAGGAAATTACAACAAAGCTCGTAGTGGTGAAGTTGGCGAAGATTATGCACATTATCAAAACGGAACTGCTGATGGCTTCCCAGTTGGCGATGTCGCTTTAAAATGGGAAACATATAAGTTAAATTACAAACGTGGAAGACAATTCCAAATCGATGAAATTGATAATGAAGAAACTGCTGGTTTAATGATTGGCAACTTAGCAAGTGAGTTTACACGTGTTGCAGTTGTTCGTGAAGCTGATGCAATTTGTTTCTCAAAGTTAGCTGAAGTTGGCTATAATAAATCCGAAGATTTAACTAAAGAAGATATCATTTCAAACTTATTAGATGCATTTGCTTATTTAAACGATAATGAAGTTCCAGAAGAAGACCAAATTCTTTATGTTTCAAGCAAAGTTAACGCTTTAATTGAAAAGAGCCCAGAACTTACAAGATATATTACTCAAACTGATTTAAAGAATGGTGATATTACATTACATGTAAAAGCGTTTATGGGTAGACCATTAATCGTTGTTCCAAGCAATAGATTTATTACTAATGTAAAAGTCACAGATAACGGCTTTGGTGCTGGAACTAATTCAAAAGCAATCAACTATATTGTTGTTGATAGAAAAGGTGTTCAACCAATTGTTAAGTTTGAAAAAATAAAAGTTTTCAGTCCTGAAGTTGTTCAAGATTTCAACGGATATAAAGTTAACTATCTTGTTTATCACGATGTTATTATTCCTGAAAATAAGAGAGCTGGTATTTATGTTAGCGTAAGTGCATCAACTGATGGTTCTAGTGTTTCTGCAAACGTTTCAGTTTCACAAAAAGCAGGCGCTGCAACTAATGGATTAATTATCACAAGTTATGCAACCAAACCAACCAACTTACTTGGAACTTTAGTTTATAGTGCAAGTGCAATAACTTTAGGCGCAAAACCAACAAGCCCAACAACTATAACTTTAGGAAAAGAATTTACAGTTGGCTCTGCAACCGAAGGATACTTTGCTATAACTGATGGAAGCGGAATTGCAATTGCTGTAAGTGGCAAAACTGCTTTAAGCAAAAAAACTGCTTAAAAATAAATAACAAAAACAAAAGCACTTGAAAAAGTGCTTTTTTTGTGTAAAAATAAAGTTGGGTGAGGGTAGCACCCGCGCACGTATATGGCTTTCTCCTTTTGGCTTATTGAGATTGTTAATCATTTATGCGCCTCCTTTCGAACTAGCACAAGCAAAAAATAATGTCGAGCTCTGTTTGTGCTAGTGATTTCAGTTATTACAGCTCTTGAAACTAAACATTTTTCCAATTAAAAATCCTAAAAATACACACACAATTCTAAAGAGCTGTCATGATAGCAAAGTAAAAAAATATAATACTTTGCTTTTTTTTATGCTAAAATTAAGCATAGGAGTTTAATATGTTGAAAACAAAATATGTTACAAGCGATGATTATTTCAGTTATTTTGGCGAAAATCTTGCCAAGTTTTTTGATGAAAACGACAACCCAAGTGATGCAATGAATGCTTTTTTATTAAGAATTGAAAATAGAATGGAAGCATTTATTAATGCAAGATGTTTTAAAAATATTGGTGCATGTTGGCGTGTGTTCATCGATTTTCAAAAAGAACATTACAAAAGAGCATTGCTTGAACAAGCATATTATGTTGTGCATAATGGTGATTTAAGTGTGGACAGTGGCTATGACCCAATGAAGGGCGAAGTATCGAGCGTAAATTCTATTCAATCTCGTGTGTTATCTCAAAACGCTATAAACGAGTTAAAAACTTGTGGCATTTGGAATAGAAAAATAACAGCTGATAGTGATTTAAGTATTTTTTATTGGGGTTGATAAAAATGGCAATTGATTTATTTTTAGGCAAAAGAATGCAATTTGAAAAAGCATGGTTTTGGCGCAAAAAAGACACAAAAGATTACTCAGAAATAATTTATAGCGAAAAAGCCCATTTTTTCACTTGTAAAGAAGAAACACCACAAAGAAATAATGACAATGTTGTTGGTGGTGCATTCATGTATAGAGACAGTGTTGTAGTAATTTCAACATACGATAACATCGCAATTGAACTTAATGATTTAGTAAAATTCCGCAATAGATTTTGGATTGTAAAAAGTATTCAAGAAAAAGAAATGCAAAGACAACTTCAATTCGGAAATTATAATAATGCAAGTAAAATGACAGTTCTTGAATTAAGAGGAAAAGAAATAAGCGATGAATAGAGCGTTAAAATCATACACATATAATTTAACTTTAGAATTAATAGATGCATTGCAAACTGCTTTTTATGACCCACACTTGAGTGGCAATTCGGCTAGAACAATTCGTGGATACATCCTAAAAAATCAAGGAAATGAAATTCATTATCAAATTAGTATCCCAGCCGAGTGTTACGACATTCCACGATACAAAAAAGAAGGTGTGATTATTCACACAGGGGGGTCATATGCTAATGAACTTGAAGAAGAAAGTGGTGGTTTTAGTGGCAAACACAAACATCAAACAAGAAATACAGTGAATGCATGGATTTGGCGTTATATTGAAAATATAGATAAAAGCAATTTTGAATTGGAGAGTTTTGATGTATGGTGGTAAATTATGAACAAATATTAGACTTAATAAGGGGCAATTTTACTAAATTAATGCTCAAAGATAGTGAATATTATGCTAACTATGAAATTGTTTTATCTTTAGAGCAACAATATGTGCAAAATCCTAAAAGAAAAAAAGGAACGATTTATTTAGTTTGCAAGCCACTTGAAGCAACAATCATGTATGGCATTACAGTTATGCCATTTAATATTCAAGTTGTGGCTGAAGAGAATAAAATAGATGTTGCTCAACGATTACTTTTAGATTATTGCGAAACTTACACAAACAAAATGGATGTAAATAAAGGCATAAAGCAATTTTACACAACACCTGTAAGTTTATCGCATTTTAATGAAATCGGCAGTGGCTTTCGCTCTTTATTTTCAATGAGTGCATCTTTTATTATTGCTCCTGGATTAGTAGACTTGCCTATTTGTGAAGTTTATAATGAAACAAGCGAAAAATATGAAACTTTAGGAATAATTTCATATACACCAATTTTTTCAAATCAATTAGAAACTCAAGGATTTGAAACAATTAATTCAAGAACAAGAAGTGTGGCAAAATTAGGAACTTTTTCATTTAATTTAACGATGTATGAAATTAAATCCGATTTTGTGAATAAAATTAGAAAAGTTATATATGAAAACGAACCAATTAATAATACATTTAAGTTCAAGTTTTCATTTAATGATTACACAACTCCTGAAATTGAATGCAAATTAGTAGAAGCAACAAGTCCTTATTATTATAGTGAATTAACAATTATTAGTTTAACATTTTCAAGGTAATTAAAATGGCTGATACAAGAGATATACAAATCAATATTATTTTAAAACAAAAATCAAGCGGTCGTGGGGGCGGTAGCGACAAAATACCAAAACCAGATACTCCACAAGTTGTTGATGATACACAAGATAAAAATAAAAATAGTGCTTGGCAAACTGTTATTCTTTCGCAAGCTGCAAATAGCACTTTTAAGCTTGTAAAAGAAGCAGGAATGTATTCAATTAATCGTTATTTTAATTTAACTGAAGATTATATGAATGAAAATGACTTTAAAAACGCTACACAAGCAATTACAAAGACTTTATCGTTTGGGGGGTCTATTTATATGGGCGCTAAATTAGGCGCTGTTGGTGGACCTGTTGGTGCATTTATTGGTGCTACTATTTCAACTGCTACTTGGCTTGTATCTGATGGCATAGCAAAAGCAAAGAAATGGCAGACTGCAAGATTAACTCAAAGCAACGCAAATTATGAAAGTTATTTTGCTCAAGTTAGAGCAGGTCTTGTTGATGGAAGCAGGGGGACAATGAATTAATATGTATAAAGTTTTTATTAATAATAAAGAATATTCAAAATATTTAGTTCAAGGTTTTACAATTGATGAAGAATATAACGAAACTTTAGATAGTGGTTCAATCATTCTTTCACAATCCCCAAAACTAGATATTAAGCCATTCGATGATGTGATTATTTCAAATGGCGATATTTCAAAAGCAATGAAAACACAATTTAAATATTATGATTGCAATATCACTATAGAAAAAACTTTTGGTTATAATTGGATTGATAAATCAAGAACTTATAATAATACATATTCAACTGATGTGCAAACTGCTGATGTTTCAAGTGAAAATAAAGTTTTAGTTGGTAAAGCAATTGAGAATTTGAAAGAAAAAACTATGCCAACCGAACAATATTTTGAAGAGTTCGCAATCAATGTATATTATACTGATGGAACTAGTGAAATAATGACTTACACGCTAGATACAACAATTAGTGCATTTGATTTTTATAGTGATGATAAAAAAAGAAAAATCCGTGGAACTGCAAGAAATGTTGACCCAAAAGGAATTATTTTTAGATTTGATGATGAAAATAACATTTTAGGTGGGAAAACTTTGCAAAGCGTTGGTGTTTCAGCTTTACTTTCAATTTCAAATAAATATTACAGAGCTGGTGAAGGTTGGCAATACAAATTAACTTTAAGTGGAATTGATAATTTCACAAGTAGTTCACAAATGAGTGTATTAACTCTTGCTTGTATTTTAAATGGTGAAAAAATCGATTATAATTTTAAATATGAAAATGGAACGAATTTTACTTTTAAATATGGGCCATTATTAACACAAAAAATAATTAAGTTTGAAAATAACGTTGCTTATTTTTACGGATTAAAAAACTTTGATTTTTATAGTGATGTTAATTTTATACATTTAAATTATAAAAATAAAAATAATGATGAAATTGTTAAACCTAGTTTTTACAAACATTTTTTAATTGACACTTTTACTGAAGAAAGATTAAATTTGGTTGAAAATCTTTATAAATACAAAATAACTTTAATGAGTGAAACAAAATGGCTTGAAAAAATACAATGCCCAAATCTTTCAATTACTCAACCCTTAAATGTGAATAAAAGGCATACGATTTGGGAAAAGTTAAACGATTTTGTTAATCTTTACAATATGAAAGTTAAAATTGCTAGTGAAACAAACGACACTTTTTATGTTGAAAATAAGTTTTCATTAGATGAAAAACTAGAAAATGTTTTTAAAAATATAATTGCACCTGAGTTTTCACTTACAAATCCTAATTTAAGAGAAGTTTTATCACAACTTTTTATTGCAAAAGATTTAATTCCAGTTGTAAAAGATAATGCGATTACTTATTTGGATTTGAGTAAAACAAATGGGGCTTTTGACTATAAGAGTGATAAAGTTAATTACATCGAGCGTTCACTTTCTAGTAAAGACTATGCGCAAAATCTTAAAACACAATACAATGGGGCTTTGGCTCAAGAAAATAGTGCAAGTATCGTTGAATATTTAGGCTTTAGAAATGAAAGCAAAGGTTTGATGACTTTAAATGATTTAGAACTTTCAACAAGATATCCAATTTATAAAATTAGCAAAATCTATCTTTGCTATTATAAAAAATATACTTTAGTTAGTGAACAAGGAGCAACCGATAGTGTTGAAAGAGCATTTTTATGCAAACAAGATATAACTGATTTAGTTTTGTTAAATAGCTTAAGAAATACACTTTCAACTGATTGGCTTGATAGTTCAACAAGTATGCCAACAAGTCTAGTAGAAGCAGCTAAATATAAGCTATATACGATTGGTTATGATATTAATTCGAATAAAATAACAGGTTGGGGAACAAGGTATTCATATCCAATAAAAAATACGTGGTATGATAAGAGCAAAACTTACATAGAAAACATCCTAGATTTAGTTGATAGCTTAAATCCATATGGTGATAAATCTTACAATTATTTTAAGACAAACGAAACAGACAAAAATATTGTTGTAATGGGTAGTTGGCGAGATAGCATTGTTATGCCAAAAGAATTTAATAACAATTTAACTCTTGCTATGAAATCACTTATATTTCAAGTTGAATATCAACCATTTTATAATGGAATTTTAATTCACTCAAAAGATAATCAATTTGGTGAACTAGTCGACAATGATGGAAATAGTGATGGTCTTGTTTTGCTTGAAAGTGATGGAAATTTTAAAAAAGAAAAAATAAATCGTTTAGGAAATGATTTATTGCAAATAAATGCACTTTATAATTCACCTAGTGAATTACAAGAAATAGGAACAACCTATGACAACGATTTAGTAATTTATCATCGTTCATATAGCGTGTATGACAATTGTATTAAAGCAAATTATTATGCAACAAAAGATTATATAATGAAAAATTATTATACAAGCGTGTGGGCTCAAAAAAGACCATACAATTTAATCGATTATGCACAAGCAGTTTCAAGATGTGAAAATAAAAAAATCTTTTTAATGCTTGATAAAAATGAAATGTATAATGATGGTTCTAATTTAGATTTTAATATAACAAATTATGAAAATAATGTGTATTATTTACTTACAAGTGCTTTTGTTGAAAATGAGCACATCGAAAGTAAAAATGATTTTTATTTACCTGATAAAATTAATACTGCATTATTTTATAATAAAAATAATCAATATATGAGCGATGCAAATGTATTCGTGAGTGGAACTTCATTGTGCTTAAATGCAAGGATGTTTGACAACGTTAGCGGTGGTGTCGCAATTAATAAAATTGCACCTGATGTTGGTATTATTGATGCAAATGATAATTATACAAAAGGAACTACACAAGAATGGCTCTTAATGTGTGATGATAGAGAAACAGGCGAAATTGAAAACATAGGTGTTTATTTTTGCCATACAAGTCAAAGCAATATATTTTTAGATGAACCAAAAGATTATAGTGAAAGCAATTATTCCAACTTATTTGACAATGTTATTTTTAAGCTTCCTTTGAATAATTCTTTTGACTATGAAAATCAAAAAAATCTTATTGGGAAAAGTTTTGAAATTAAAAAAGATAATAAAGAACTTTTAGATTTTACTTATCAAATCGAGCCAATTACAAAAGATAAAGATATAAAATTCACTTCTTTATTTAGCAAATTGAGTAATTTAATTAATTTGCAATATAAAAATGATACGAGTTATACAATTACTGACACGCAAGTAAAAATAATTTATTCAATAAATGCAAGATATTTTACAGGATTTAGCGCAACACAACCTGGAACTGAAATAGGCATTATGCGACTTTTGATAAAAAAAGATGTTATTAGTAAAATGGCAAAAAACGATGAACTTAATTTTAATTATATTTTTGGCAAAGGTGGCGATAGAAACGGGCAAATTATTTTAGCAATAAACAAATGCGTGATTAATTCAATTAGCACTAGTAGCATTGAAATAAAATTAAATGTTTATTACAGCTATTGGACCGAAGAAGGTGTTAAAATTGAAAATACACAAGATATTGAAGTCTCGCAATATTTAACTGCTAGTGGCGATTATTATACAACTGGCGACATTAGATTTGAAGATTACATGGGTGCATCGAATAATGTTTATTCACCTGATTATATTTCAAGATTTGTAAATAAAGAAGGTGAGCCAACCACAACCACAATTGAAATGAATAAAAATATGTTTGTGCTTTTAGGTAAAAATGAATTAAGTGGTAAAAATGAAATGATAAATATTGAAAATGATTACATCAAAACCAATTATTCAGTTAGTAATTTATTTAAAGCTGAAAACGATAATCGAAATGTTCCATTTATAAAAATTGATTTAAGTAAGTTAAGCGATAGCGAGTTGACAAGTGCTAAAACAATTGAATATTGGTTTTTGGATGGTTCATATAAGTTTGTTTTTGGAGTTAATTTGAGCGAAATTGATAAAGCAAATAAATATGTGAAAATATATCTTTCATTATTAAGCAATAAAAATTTAAATGTTTATGATAGTAGATTTATTTTAAAAGGAAAATCAAGCAATTTTGTCGATAATCAAAAAATAGTGAACAATTTTGCAAAATATGATTTAATATAAATAGGAGTTAAAAATGAAAATTGAATATTTAGATGTTGATGGCATTACTGAAAAACTAAACACCAAAGCAATAATAATTTACAATGAACGCCGTGGGTGTTGGGAAGTTCAAAGCAAAGACACATTTTTAAAAAATATATATGAAGAAATGTGTGTAATTAATGATTTAATTGTTAACACAAGAGAAGAATTGAGAACATTTAAAAAGAATGTCAATCAAAAACTTGAAGAGCAACATAAAGTTTTACAAGTTTTGACTAAAGATAAAATAGGAGATTAGTGAATATGTTAAAAAGTTTATTATTATCAAGTGCAATTTTATTTGCACCATTAAATGCAAGTGAAGAAGTTCCAACAACAGGTGAAACCACAACGACAACCGATGAGAATTTAACTCAAGAAGAAGTTGAACAAAAAATAACTGAAAAGTTAAAAGAATATGCAGAAAAATATTTAAATGCAGAAATGGTTGCAAATGTTATTAATTGGGCTATTAATAGTGGCTTGATTGTTGCACTTGCTACAATTTATTTAAAATATCGCAAATACAAATCTATGAGTTCAAAAGAAATTTGTGAAGAAGTTAAAAAAGAAGTAATGGCAACATTATCGAGTGAATTTCAAAAGTTAAGCAAAGAACAACAAGAAACAATTATTGGTGCAATTGATGAGATTTGTAAAGAAATGGAAGACATGAAAAAAGCATTAGTTATTTCACAAGATAAAACTTATGAAGGCAAGTTGGCTATGCTTAAACTTTTAGAAGATAGCACCAAAGAAAATAGCACCAAAGAAGAAATTAAAAAAGTTGAAACTCAAGTAAAAGAAGAAAAGAAAAAAGATGAAGAAGTAAAAGAAAAAGTCAAAAAAGACTATGTTCCAGTTGATTAATTAAAATGAAAAAGTGGGAAAAAAGTAAAAAAAAGTTGCAATTAAAGGCATATCAAAAAGTATGCCTTTTTGTGCTCTTGGGGCTTTTTTTAATTGCGACAATTATTTGTTTAGTGATTTATAGAAAATCAATATTTACTGAAAATACATTAGTTTGGATTGTTCTAGCTTTATTTATTTTATTTAGTGCACTTGGAACTTTTTTATTTTGGAGAATTAACAAAAAATGAAAGACAAAAAATATTCACAATATTTAAAAGATAGAAAAACAATTTTGACAATTGTCAGCTTGTCATTTGTTTTTATTTTGACTATTTTAATGTCTTTTGGTGTTAATTTATTTTTTAGAAGTATTCAAGACAAAGATTTTTGGAGCAACTTGGCTATATCTTTTGTATTGTGTGTTTATTGTTTATATGCAGGAGTTCCAGAAGCAATGAATTTTTACAAGAAAAAAATTGATGGTCGCTATCAAAAAACTTTGAATGATTTTTTAGCAGTTAGAGAAAAAAATAGTCCACGAGATAGCGAATTTAATCAATGGCTTGATGAATATTACAAAAAAAGCAAACAAGATTATTATAAAAGTATTTTAACACTGCACGGAAATATCAATGCATATGTTTTAGATTTAGATTATTATGAACTTGATAAATTAAATAAGCCATTTAAAAAAGAGTGGGATGATACTGAATTTAAAGGCAGAAAACCAACTTATTTTAGAAGCATGAGCAAAGAGCAAATTGAACTTGTAAAAGAAATATATGAAGGAAAAATAAATGTTTCACAAATACCTAGTGATTATTTTAAAACATACAACGGAAGTGTGATTAATAGCGAATATGTTTTTCAATCAAAAGTTAAGAAGAAAAATACGATGCAATTTATGCTTTTAATTTTTTATCGAATTTTATTTGTTTTTGCTTTTGCGTTTGTTTTTGCAATTATTGGCTTTGATATTGCAGATTATACTGGAAATGTTGGAGCTGAAATATTTAAAAGAGTTGTTTTAGCAATTTCAAGGGTGTGGACAATGCTCACAAGTTTTGTCTATGGCTATTCTTTAGGTAAATTGATGGTTGAAAAAGATTGCGATATTTTAGTTTTTAAAACAAAAATAAATACACTTTTTGACAATGACAAAGATTTTAAAGCAATGAATGAAGAAGAGTTAGCTGAAAAAGAATACAAAGAATATGAGAAAAAACAAGTAAAATGTGATATTATAGAAAATAATAATAATAATAAAGTAATGGAGATTGGCTATGGCGGAAAATGAAAATGATAAAACAAAAGAACAAGAACAAGAACAAGAATTAAAAAAGTCATTTTATGCAAGACTAGCAAGTTTTTTAGTTTTAGCAATTGTTGTTCCATGTTCTTATTTAATAATTAGATTTCATCTATTTACACAAACAAGCGCGATGCAATTAGGCATTTGGGGTATTATTTGTATTGGAATAATTTTTCTTTCAATAAGTGTGTTAATTAAATTCTATTTGGATGGAATGAAACACAAATATTCTTATTTTAAACAAATTCTAAGTGGTATTGTTAAATTAATCTTACCAATGGGCGTAATTTTACTTTTATGCACATGGCTAAAAGATAACATGAACCAGCTAATTGAAGTATTATATGTTTTATTACCATGTGAATTTGGAGCAATTTTGGTTAATCCTTTGCCAAAATGGTGTTTTGACAATAATGTTGAAGGACTTGGCGAGATTTATGACAAAGTAATGTCAAGGGGGAAAGATAAGAAATGATAGTTTGGTTTGATAATTTAGGCAGAATAAAAGAAGTAATAAATGATGAAAGCCTTAGACAAGGCAATTTTAACGCTAATTCTATTTATTTTTATTTAGATGGAATTGGAAAACTTTCGCTCTATGAAGTTGTGTGGAATGATGTTGAAACAACCACGATTGAAAAAAATCCTACTAGAGTTAATGTTGAAATACCTTATAATGCAAAAGAAGATTATAAATATTTTAAAGAATATCAAATATATGAATGCTATAAAGTCGACATCCCAACGAGTGGGGTGTTAGACACAAGTGGGTTGCATACAGCTAGTATAAGAATTAAAATTGAAGGAAGCGAAAGCATTTTAACTTTAGGCTTGCTCACTTTTTTAGTTGAAAAAAGTAATGTTTTGCCAAACGAAAGTATAACAGTATCACAATATGACTATTTGATTAATTTAATTGGTCAAGAAACAAGACAAACAGTTGTTGGTGTTGGTGATGAAGCATTATTTAATAATAAAGATGTAAGTGGTAGATTTGAAAATGATACATTTTTACTTTCAAGAGCAAGGGGCTATTTAACAATTGCAGTAGTTCAAGAATTAAAAGAAAAAGTTTTGATTGACACTGAGCAATATAGTGCACTTTTTACTGCTATAAATAGCAAACTTGATACTCAAGAAACAAACATTGAAACTTTAGAAAATTGGGCTAGCACAAAAGATGAAGAAATCACAAGTTTAAGCACAAATAAAGCAAACAAAAGCGATGTTTATACTAAAGAAGAAGTTGATAGCAAAATTGCAAATAGTGAATTTCATTATGAAATTGTGGAAACTTTACCAGAAGTTGGACAAAGCAATGTCATGTATTTAGTCTTAAAATCTAAAAGTGAAAGTGGAAATGTTTACACAGAATATATATGGGTTGAAAGTTCTAAAAAATATGAAGAAATTGGCGACACTGCCGTTGATTTAGATGGCTATGTTAAAGGAAGTAATTTAACTGCTGAATATATTGTTGTTGGAAATGGCGATGGAACTATTAAAGTGTCAACCAAAAAAGTTAGTGATATTGAAAGTGAAATTGCTAAAAAAGCAAATAGCGAAACACTTGAAAATCTAGTAGCAGAAACACCAACAGATATTGATTACAATGATGGCTTTACTTTGATGCACGATACTAAAGAAATCACAGGACAAACAAGCAAAGTAAAATTAGGAACTAATTTGACATATGATAGTGCAACTAAAACAATAAATGCAAGTGGTGGTGAAACTAATGAAACATACACGAACGCAAAACAAACGCCATACACAGTTGGTGGAATTAAAGCTGGAAGTTCATTTGATAATCAAACAATGACTGAAATGTGGAATGCACTTTTGTATCCGTTTGTTAAGCCAAGCAATTTAAGACTTACTATTGATAGTGGAGTTGCTATAGGCATTGTTGAGAAAGGAACAACAATTTCACCTAGTGCGACAACAAAATTAATGTGGGCTATTAGTGGAAATGATGGAACGATTACTAAAATTGAATTTTTTAAAAACAATACAAGTGTAAAAAAAGTTGAAGCTGCTAGTGTGAGCACATCTGGATATGTTGAATGGGGAACTGATTTTGGAACAATTTCAAGTGATACATCAATTATTTACAAAGCAACATATAAAGAAAATACAAGCGATATTTTAACAAGTAATGCTCTTACTTGGACTTTTGTTGACCCATATTTTTATGGTGTTGCTGCTGATGGTGCTGATATTACACATTTAACAAAATCGGTTACATCCAAATCAAATAAAACATTATCATTTACAACAGACAATAATTATATTTATTTTGCATATCCAGCAAGTTATGGTGAATTAACATCAATTAAAGATAGCAATGGCTTTGAAAACATCGATGGTTTTACTAAAACAACAACTACTATTATTATTTCAAGTGGTTCAGTTGAATATCTCGTATATAAGAGTAAAAGTGCAAGCACTCAATCTAATTTCATGTTAACTTTTAAATATTAAAGGAGTTTTGAAAATGGGAATAAAAATAATAAATGGCTTTGATTTAAATAGCCCACTTCCATTAGATAGTAGGGCAGTTGTAGAAAATGCAACTGAAATGAACGAATTAATCACAAAGAATTTTGTTTCAATCGGTCAAACTTGTTTCAATAAAGCTGATAATAAATTATATGTTTTAAAGGCAAATAATGAGACTTTAGAATGGAGTGAAGTTAGCCCTTTGCAAATAGTAGAGCTGGAATTAGAAGCGATAGGCGATGGCTTGTTTGTTAAAGGCACAGCAAGTGAAATCAATGAAAAGATATTGAGGGCATTAGTAAGTAATACTTTAATTTCATTAAGTTATATAATTGATGGGGAGAAGGGTTATTTATCGCATTTTTCCGTATGTTATGCGCCTATGGTTGATGGCGATGGTGCAATAGATTGCGGATTTTTATGCGGAAGTACTTTTTTGGGTGGTTCACCTAATGATATTTATCATGTTTATTTAAAAAAGAATGAAGAGAAAGATAAATATCAATATTTTTGTGAAAAAGTAGAATTTAAACCAACAATATATACGCCTTTGGAATTAACATTAACACAAAAAAGTTCAGATGATTACTATACTTATCAAATTACTTTAACTGATGAGCAAAATCAAAGTTTCATAACTGCATGTGAAAATAACGAGCCTATTATAGCAATTGCAAACTTTGTTTTTGGTGAAAATGGTTTTAATTGTAAAGTTCCAATTGCTTTATCTTCTTCAGAGCTAGGAATGTATGTTGGAAGTGCAAGCTTTTTAGTGATTGATAAAGTTTATACATGTGCGTGGGGTTTATCAGACAAAACTTTGACTTTAAATATGATTGGCAACAATTTTAGTAGTGAATATGGGCTTTATATTGACAAAAATGAAAATAATCCAAATAGTTTAATGTTTGCAAGTACTGACAATACAATAGACATTTCTACTTATCAAGGTGAAGAAATTTACTTTGATACCATCAATGGTAAACCTATTTTGCATACTGATAGAACAATTAATGAGTATACTATACCAACAATAACATTTGAGGATTAATTATGAGCACAGAAACAACAAAAAAGAAAATTAAAATTGATAACGGAACAGAATTTGCTAAAGTTTATACTGATAAGCAAACTGATAGCAAATTAACTGCTAAGCAAGATGTATTAACAGCTGGAACTAATATCACAATAAAAGACAATGTGATTAGTGCTAGTGGTGGCTCAATTGCTGCTACTGCTTTAACTAACGAAGATTTAGATACACTTAAAACTGAAGGTAGTTATTATGCGGGTGGCTCTAATACATGCACTAATAAACCAACAGGAATTGATGCATTTGGACTTACTATAAAAAGAGTTGCTAGTGGATATTACACTCAATATCTAACAGGTGGAAATACTAATACAGGACAAGTATACACAAGAACTTTTACATCGGGAGCTTGGACTAGTTGGGTAAAGTTTACTCAAGATACCCAATTAGCCACTAAGCAAGATAAGTTAGTTAGTGGCACGAACATTAAATCAATTAACGGCAACTCACTATTAGGTAGTGGAGACTTAACTATTGAAAGTGGTGGAAGTGATGTTGCAATTATTACATTAACTGATGCACAAGCTCAAAGTCTTAATAATTTTGTCATTACATTTACACAAGAGCAAGCAACATTACTTGAAAACGCATCATCATTTAAGTTTATTTATAACGGCGTAGAAATCGCACATGGTCAATGTGGAAAAATAAAACAAAATGATACAACAGTGTATGGTCTTTCAATGATTTTAGGAAGTCTGATATTTAGTGGTGCAAATTCAAGCAGAGGTTCAATATCAGATTATAAAAAAGAAATATTTCTTTTTTCTGCTTTTCCTTTAAATGTTTTATCAAGTGTTAGTTTAGAAAGTAATAATGTTATAAATTTTAATAGTTACTATGATGGTAATATATTTATAGACGCCACAAAACCAAAAAGTGTTTATTTTGACACCATCAATGGTAAGCCTATTTTACATACTGATAGAACAATTAATGAGTATACTATTCCTGACACAAAAACAATCTCAATATTCGGTAATCACTCAATACTAGTTCCTAAAGATAGCACTGATACTAATATTGACTTGTATAATCATGCAATTAAGATTAGCGGGAGTATTACGAGTGGTGAAACAACAACTAATTTAAAAGTTTATACAACAATTACTTCAAGCAATAATTTAGAAATTGATAGCATTACTGATTTAAACACAATTTTAGGGAGTTCTTATGAAGTTATGTGCTCAGGATTTTATGGAGCAAATAGTGTAATTAGCATATCAAAAACTGCTGAAGGAAATCCATCGTTTGGCTACAACAATAATGGTGGTGAAAGTTTAATATCATTTTCAAAATTCACAAATCTAGTTATTAAAGATACAGTCAAAACAGTTTAAAGAAGTCGCAAGACTTCTTTTTTTATTTGTTTAAGTAGATAGTCAGGATAGTTTTGGCTATTTTTATACTTTGTTTTATATTTTTTTATTTTTTTTATATAAAGGTATAAATAAGGCAAAACTACCTACTACTATCTACTATTTTTATATGTGTTAAATATTTTTTTAAAAAAAATAAAAAAAAGTATTGATTTAAAAAATATATATGTTAAAATATAGATGTAAAAAGAAAAAGGAGAAAAAATTATGGACTACCAAAAGATTAATGAACTTAAGGCTGAATTAAGGAAGCATGAAAAAAGGGAGAAGGAGCTCTTAAGAAAGCAAAAGAAAGGAGAAGCAGTCGCAAGAGCACTAGACCTAAACAAAAGGAAGTTCAATGCTAAATTAAGAAGGTTGGATGATTTATTCAAGGGGCAATAAAAAGCCCCTTAGAATGCAAATATGAGCAAAGAACAAAAACTTGCTTTTAGCAAGTTGTCAAAATTAAAAGTGGGCGCTTTATTTATGGAAATGGGGACAGGCAAAACAAAAGTTGCATTGGATTTAATTGCTAGTAAAAAAGACAAAATAAATTATATTTTATGGATTTGCCCATTTTCTATCAAGCAAGAAATCGAAAATGAAAAAAATAAATGGCATCCTGAATTAAAAGTTGAAATCGTTGGTTGTGAGACAATCAGTCAAAGTTCAGCTAAGTATTTAGATGTTTATTCAAAAGTATGTGAAAATAAAAGTTTTATTGTTGTTGATGAAAGTTTGAAAATTAAAAATAAAGATGCAAAAAGAACAAAAAGAATTTTAAAACTAAGTGAACATGCAAATTATAAATTAATTTTAAATGGAACGCCACTTTCAAAAAATATATTGGATTTATATACACAGATGGAATTTTTAAGTCCTAAAATATTAAATATGACTTATAATGAATTTAAAAATAATTATTGCGAATACTATATTCGTGGAAAATTAAAAGATAAAGTAAAAAAACAATATAATATTCCACATTTAATTTCATTGATAAAGCCATATATATTTGATTGTGAATTAGATTTAGGGAAAGAAAAAAAGTATTATAATTATTACTATCAAATTGAGTGTATTGAAGAATATGAAGATATAAAAAAAGCATTTTTAAACTTTGAAAGCGATATTGATTTTTTTGCACTTACAACTAAATTGCAAAAATATTATTGCACCAGTGAAATAAAAGTAAAAAAAATGAATGATGTAATTAACAAAATAAATGGTCAAGTAATTGTATTTGTTAAATATCTAGATAGTATTCCGAATGGCGAAAAAAAGATTATAGGAGACACGAAAGTAAGTGAGCGAAAGCAAATAATTAATGATTTTAAAAATAATGAGTTAAAAGTGCTTTATATAACTTATGGTTGTGGAGCATTTGGACTTAATTTACAAAATTGCAAAAATGTTATATTTGCTGACCATACTTTCGATTATGCGCAACGATTGCAAGCTGAAGCAAGAATATATCGAATAGGTCAAAAAAACGATGTTAATTATTATAATTTAAATTGCGAGTGTGGCTTAGACAATTTAATTAGAAAATGTTTAGATAAAAAAGTTAGTTTATTAGATGAAGTCAAAAAAGAAATTAAAAAAAAGGGGATAAAAGAATGGCTAAAAATTATTTAGATAAAAATGTTTATGAATTAGCACAAGAAAGATTGAATTTTATTTTTGATGAATTTGAGCATATTTATGTTTCTTTTAGTGGGGGCAAAGATAGTGGGTGTTTACTTAATATGGCTATTGATATAGCAAGGCAAAGAAAAAGAAAAATAGGAGTTCTCTTTATTGATTTAGAAGCATTTTATCAAAAAACAATTGAGTTTATTGAAAGAATGATAAGCAACAATTTAGATGTGCTCGAGCCTTATTGGGTGTGCTTACCTATGGAAAGTCCTAATTCATTATCATATTTAGAACCAACTTGGATTTGGTGGGATAAAAGTAAAAAAGATATATGGGTTAGACCGATGCCAACAAATAAATATGTTATTAATGAAGAAAATAACCCTTTTAATTTTTACAAAAAGAATATGCCTTTCGAAGAATTTATTAAATATTTTGGCAATTGGTATGGCAAAGGAGAAAAAACTGCATGTTTAATTGGAATTAGAACCGATGAAAGTTTAAATCGTTTTAGAGCAATTGTAGCTGATAAAACAAAATATAAAAATAAAATTTATTCTACCTTAGTTATGAACGAAACTTATAATTTTTATCCACTATATGATTGGCGTGTGGATGATGATTGGGTTTATAATGGAAAATTTAATAAAGATTATAACAAATTATATGATTTATTTTATAAAGCTGGAATTTCAATTCACAAAATGAGAGTTGATGAACCTTTTGGAAACGAAGCAAAAGCTGGCTTAAATATGTTTAGAATAATTGAACCACAAACTTGGCAAAGAGTTGTAAATCGAGTAAGTGGGGCAAACTTTGGTTGTATTTATTCAGGTAGTAAAATAATGAATGCACATCATCAATTACCAAAAAATCACACATGGAAATCATATACGGAGTTTTTATTGTCTACTTTGCCAGAAGAAACAGCAAACAATTATCGAAAAAAATTTGCAAAGTTTATTAAATATTGGGAAGAAGTTGGCTGCCCGTTAAATGATAATTATGTGAAGAAATTAGAAGAGACAGTTCCTAATGAAATTATAAATACTCATACTTTTTCTAAAAGGGGCAAAGGAGACAAAGAAGTTATTAAATTCAAAAAAATATTAGATGAGCATCCACTTGATAGAAAAGATGATATTCTTACATGGAAAAGAATGGCGATGTGCATTATAAAAAACGATTATGTGTGTAAGGGGTTGTCATTTAGCATAACTAAAGATTTAACTAAAAGGCAGCAAGAAATTATGGAAAAATATAAAAGTTTATAAGGAGAAATTTTATGGAGAAGAAAGAATTTAAAAGTCCAGTTTATAACATTAAAGCTGTTCCACTTGAAAAGGTTCATGCGAATGCATATAACCCAAATCATGTTGCTACGCCTGAAATGAAATTGCTTTATGATAGTATTAAAGAAGATGGCTATACAATGCCAATTGTTTGCTATTATATCAAAGAAAATGATACATATGAAATTGTTGATGGTTTTCATAGATATCTTACAATGAAATTACATAAAGATATATATGATAGAGAAGGTGGTTGCATTCCAGTTTCAGTAATTGATAAGCCATTAAGTGAAAGAATGGCATCCACAATTAGGCATAATCGAGCAAGAGGGTCTCATGATGTTGATTTAATGAGCAAAATTGTTGGCGAGTTACATGAGTTGGGGAGAACTGATGTGTGGATTATGAAACATTTGGGAATGGATGCTGATGAAGTATTAAGGTTAAAACAATTGAGTGGCTTAGCAAGTTTATTTAAAGACAAAGATTTTAGCAAAGGATGGGATAAATAAAATGAAATTAATAGATGTATTAAATTTAATTGATAATTCAACTATTATCAGTCTCTACTCACGTAGATTTGACCCTGAAACTAAAGAGGATGAGGATATCTTAGCAGCATTTGGCTTAAAAATAGAAATTAAAATAAATGAAAAATATTTAAATGCACCAGTAATTTATTGGAACGCGACTTATTTTACAAATGAAAATAATGTATGCTATATATTAATAGAAGGATAAAAAAAATGAAAAAATGTAAAATCACTATAGTTGCAAATAGTAATGATGTAATGGTGGAAGAATTATCATTAGAGCAATTTTTTAAAGAAATAGAAATGTTAGGAGAACAAGAACGAACAATTTATATTGAAAACTATATATTGCATTGGGGACTTATTAATGGCACAAAAATAGTTGGATTTATTCTTACAGATAAAAATGATATTGTGCAAGAAGCAATTAATATTTTAGAAAATGAATTAGCAGAACTGGGATACTGATATGTCATACAATAATATTTATTTATTATTTGAACCACAAATTATTAATAAGAATTTAAAAAAAATTAGTAATACAAATAATAAAGTTGAACGTTCGATGATTAGTAAAGAATATGCAAATAGATTTATTAGAACACATATTTTATAAAAAATATTAAAATAGTTATTGACTTATTATTTATTATATATTAAAATATAGATGTAAGGAGAAAAAAGTATGATTAAATCAATTGAAGTAAAAGTTAGGCATTATAAAAGGGGGACATGGATTACTGGTTCATTTATAGGAGTTGAAGCATTAACTAATTTATTAAAACAATTAGAGAAAAAAAGAACAATTGAAATTAGTGAAGATTTTGAAGCTGGGCTTGTAATTGAAACAATAACAACTAATGCATTTAAAATCATTGTTAAAGCTGATGATTATGAAGATTTAAAGGAGGTTAAAGTGATATGAAAAGAGTTGTAATATTTTGGAAAAATGGTGGCAGTTATGATGATATATTTTTAAATGAAAGACTTGTTAAATGTGCAATAAAGCCATTAAAGAAGTATTGCTCAAGAATTTTAAAAGTTGGTTCACGTAAGATTTATTTATTAAATGAAAAATCAACCGTTGCATTTAATATTAGAAAAGTGATGATAAGTAAAGATACTCATAAAAAAGAAACAAAGAAATTTTTTGGAAATTATGGCAGAATTAAATTAAATCATCCTGAAATAATTAAAGACTATACAATGTTAGAAATATACCAAATGAATAAAAATGATTTAAAAGCATTAAATAAAAAATTGAAAGGAGAATAAAATATGAAAAATACTTTTAGATTAAATGTAAATAATACTACTTATGAAGTATATATTGAATTAGGTGAGTATGAATCCAATAATACTCTAGCGGTAAGTTTAACAGATGCTGAAACAAACGAAATGTTTGATATTCTCTCGGTAAATTTACCAAATAGTTCCTATTTCTTAGAAGATAATCAATTCTTTTTAGATACTAATAACTGTCCATATGCAGCTAAATTTTTAATAGAAAATCAAATAGCAAAACCTACCAATGATTCATGTAATAGTGGATATTGTAGATATCCTATATATGAATTAATAAATAAAGAACTTTAAAATAATAAAAGTTGTGGTTAAGCCTTCCATAAAAGGCTTTAGAAAATTAAAGGAGAACAAAATATGCGAAAAATGTATTGCCCAAAATGTAATAAAGTTTGTGAAAACTATGATGAAGTAAAATATGAAATTGGTGCTTGTGATGGACATCATGGTGAATTTAATTACGATTATACTTGCTGGGGTTGTGGAAGTGAATTAATCGAGTTAGATGATATGGATTATGATGATTTTAAAAATTTGCTTGAACAAGCCGATTTAGATGAATTAAAAGATTTATTGTGTTCACTTATAAAAACAAAAGAAGAAGTAATTGACACATTGCATCGTGATTATTCAATATCTGAATGTCTCGAAAGTAATGAGTTGCCAGAGGAGTGTAAATAATGATTTTAATACAAAACAATAAAAGAGAATATTTAAAAAAATATGGAAATCAAACCCAACTTTTACTTTAAGAAAGGGTGATGCAATTTGTTTTAAAAAAAGATATATTGCTGAAAGATATTTGAAAAAATATGAAAATGTTTTAAAAGATTTTGATTTAAAAATAATTGATACATACACCGACCAAAAAATTGTTTATTTAGACAAAAATAGTCGTGAATTAAAATCAGGTGATGAAGTTTTGGTTGATGGATATTTTTTTACCACAATAAAAGAAAATGATAATGTTATGTGCATTCTTAAGCCAAATAAAAGTTGGTATCCGATTTTTCAAGAACCACATCAAAATAAAAGCGACAACTATTATTTAAATAACAATGAAGTTATTTTTAATAAAATAGAATTAATTATTGACTAATTAATTAATAAATATTAAAATATATATGAAGATAAAGAAAGGAGGTGAATATATGAAAATGCGTGATTTCATTTATGAACATGGAAAGACTTTAGAAAGCATTGCAAAAGAACTTGGAGTATCTAAACAAAGAGTTTATGCAATGTTATATGCAAAGTATCCACGTTTTGAAACTGTATCCAAGCTCGCAAAAGCAATCGGATGTGATGAACAAGAGATTTATAACATTTTAAAAGAAAATAGAAAGGAGAATTAATTATGCTATGCAAAAGGATTAAAATGTCAGATGGAGAAGTCAAAGAAATAGTATTTATCCAACTTGAAGAAATGTTTGAAGATTACACTTATTATTCAAGCAAAAAAAGTGAGTGGGAAATTGAATTCCATGAAAAAGAAAATGGGTTTGCAGTCTTACATGAAACTGAAAATTATAATGTTCAATATATGTATTCAATAGTTAATAAGGAGTTTAAAGATTTATATGATTGAGAAAAAAGAAAATTATACGAGCGTAAATAAACCAATTAAAATATTGCTAAGTGGAGTTCCAGGAAGCGGAAAAACTACACTTGCATTAAGTTCTAAAAATCCATTATTAATCGATATTGATAAAGGTGTTGATAGAGTTGAAGTTAGATATAGAAGTGATGTTGATAGAGTTGCAACTTATGATGAACTTGTTAGTGATTTACAAAGTGAAGCAATTAAACAATACGACACAATTGTTGTGGATACTGGTGGCAAGTTGATGGAAGAGATTATCAAGCCAAAAGTCATTAAAGACAATCCAAAAAATGGTCAAAGCGATGGAACACTTGCTTTGAAAGGATACGGAGTTGCTTACAAGATTTGGCAAAATCTAGTTAGATTAATTAGCTCACTTGGCAAAGACCAAATTTGGGTATTCCACACAACTGAAAATCAAGTGAAAGTTGGTGGTGATGATGTTGTTGCTTATAGATTGCAAATCGAAGGAAAAGCAAGACAAGAATTTTGGAACGATGTCGATTTAGGTGGCTTTCTTGAAATTGTTGGTGAAAAAAGAATATTGCACTTTAAACAATGCGAAAGATATTTTGCAAAAGGCAATCATGGAATTACTGGAGATTATGAAGTTCCAATTTTAGATAAAAATTCTAAAAATGATTTTATGTCAAAGTTAATAAATAAATATCGTGAAAATATTAATGCTGAAGAAAATGCAGAAAAAAAAGATAACAATATTTATGAAGAAACAATGAAAAAAGGAAAAGCAATAATTGAAAGCGAAAACGATTTAAATAAAGCACTTAGTGAAATTGCAAGTTTAAATCATGTGTCCACAACTAAACAAGAATTATTTGCGAAGTTGAACCAAAAAGCAAAAGAAAAAGGATTTATTTATGATAAAACGAGCAAAGCCTTTACTAATAACAGCAAGTCTGCTTAATAGTTGGATTTATTTGTTTGATAATCAATTATCGGATGAAAAAATTGCATTTGATGATTTCTTGAAAGTGTTAAATCGTGAACCAACTGAGCAAACGGAAGCAATGAAACTTGGAAATGAATTCGAACAAGAATGCTATGATGGAAAAGTTTCTGGAATAAGCAATTTAATTGAAGGCGGAGCGTTTCAAGTTTCAGCTAGCAAAATTGAAATAATTAATGGACTAACATTTGTGTTATATGGAAGATTAGATGTCTTGAAAAATGGAATTATTTATGACATTAAAAGAGTTTCAAGATATAGTGATGTTCAAAAATATTACACGAGTGCGCAACATCCAATGTATCTTGAATTAATTCCACAAGCAAAAGAATTTATTTATTTAATTAGTGATGGCGAATTGATTTATCAAGAGAAATACACAAGAAAAGATTTTATAAAACCAATTCAAGGAATTATTACTGATTTTGTGAATTGGTTAAAAAGAAATGATTTATTTGAAAAATATGTTGAAAAATGGGAGAGTAAATAAAATGTATCAATACGAAGAACAAGAATATTCATTAATTCCAAACGGCAAATACGAAGGAATTATTACAGCTGAAATTAAAACAAGCAAAAAAGGAAAACAGTATGTTTCAATTAGCTTTAAAATAAGAGATGATATTATACAACCTTGCAAAAATAGAGTTGTTTTTGATAACATTTTCAAAGACAAAGAACATCCAGAAATGTTCAACAAAAAAAGAATTAATAGTTTATTGGGCGCAGTTTTAACTGAAAAAGAAAAAGCAGAACACATTAAATTCAATTCTATTGAAGATGTTTTAAAAAAAATTAATGGAAGTAAAGTTGCAGCTGCTATAGAAATTGTGAATAATGAATATACAAATGATAAAGATGTTAATAAAATTGAATATTACGACACAACAAGATATCCAAATCAAAAAATTGAATTGGAAAGTGAAGAAGTAAGCAACGATGACTTACCATTTTAAATAATTTAAAGGTGGCTACAATTAGCCACTTTTAAAACCCAAAAGAAAAGGAGAAGTGCAATGTTTAATTATCAAAATATACCCGAGTTGATGAAAAAAGAGAAAAGATGGGTGTTGTGGTCATTGGTTGAAAAGGAAGGAAGAATGATCAAAATACCTATTAATGTCAAAACTTTAAAGCCTGCAAAAAGTAATGATATTGCTACATGGCTTACATTTGAAGAAAGTTTAGATAGTTTGAATAAAAATCAAGATAAAGTAAAAGGTCTTGGATTTATGCTTGGTGGTGGATTTTTCGGTGTCGATTTAGATTTTCACGATGGAGATAACGAAAAAGAATTTAATTTAATCAAAGAAAAGTTCATTTCAAGATTAAAAACATACACTGAATATTCGCAAAGTGGAAAAGGCATTCATTTTATTTGCATCGGAGCGCTTCCAAATGGTAGAAGAAGAAATGGTTGTGTTGAAATGTATGATAAGAATAGATTTTTTGCACTAACTGGAAATAAAGTAAATGATAATGAATTAAGTGATTGCTCAGAGCAAATAATTGAACTTTTTAATGAATATGTTGACAAAAAAGATGTAAATTATTTTTATGACAAAAAAGAAATAATGCACAATTTGAGTGATAATGAATTAATTGATAAAGCAAGTAAAAGTAAAAATGGTAATTTGTTTAGTCTGTTAATGAAAGGTGAATGGCAAGGACTTTTTAAAAGTCAATCGGAAGCTGATGCAAGCTTGTGCTCACTTTTAGCTTTTTGGTCAAACAAAGATAAATCACAAATGAACAGAATATTTATGAGTTCTGGATTAATGCGAGATAAATGGCTGCAAAAGCGTGGAGAACTTACATATGGAGAAATCACAATCAATAATGCAATTAATCTTTGTTCTGATACTTTTAGTGGGCACTTTGGAAACGAAATAACTTATAACGCTTACACTGGAGAAGTTTTAAGAGTAAAAAATTATTCATTAGATGATACTGGAAATGCAAAAAGGTTCATTGACAGATTTGGTGAGATTTTAAAATATAATTATGACAACAATTCGTGGATGGTTTACAATGGTGAAAATTGGGAACAAGACACTAAAGAAATTGTCAAAGGCTTTGCTGACAAATTAATCACTGAAATGAAAAAAGAAATTGAAAATGAAGAAGATGAAAATTTGCAAAAAGCAATGTCGAAAAATGTTAAGCATTTAAGCTCAAGCGGTGGAAAAATTGCAATGCTTAAGGAAGCTCAACACCTTCCAAATATTGCATGTGTGAATAATGACTTTGATAAAGACCCATTTTTATTAAACACAAAAAGCGGAGTAATTGATTTAAAAACTGGAAAAAAAGTTGTAAATAATCAAAATCTAATGATTAGCAGAAATACCAATTGTGAAATTAGTAATAGTGAGCCAATCAGATGGATTAAATTCTTAAATGAAATATTCGATGGCGATGGAGATAAAGTTCGCTACATTCAAAGAGCAATTGGCTATTCACTGACAGGTTTAACTACTGAGCAATGTTTATTTGAATTAACTGGCTGGGGCGGAAATGGTAAAAGTGTATTTTTAAATGTTATTGAAAAAGCTTTTGGTGGGTATGCGTTGAATATGCAAATTGAAAGTATTTTGGCTAAAAACTTTAATGGTGGTGGAAGTGCTAACACTGATATTGCTAGATTAAAAGGAGCAAGATTTGTTCGAACTAATGAGCCAAGTGATGGAGCAAGATTTAATGAAGGTCTTGTTAAGCAAATGACTAGCGGAGACACACTAGTTGCTAGATTTTTATATGGAAGAGAATTTGAATTTAAGTCTAATTTTAAGTTGTGGATTGCTTGCAATTCATTAATTAAAATATATGGAACTGATAATGGCATTTGGCGTAGAATGCGTGTAGTTGGATTTTACAAAATATTCGATGAAAATACAGCTGATAAAATGCTTGAATATAAATTGTGCGAAGAGCTTCCACAGATTTTAGGTTGGGCAATTCGCGGAGCTAAAATGTATTTTGATTTAAATGGGTTTGGCGATTGTGAAAGTATTAAAAAAGATACAAATCAGTATAAAAATGATATGGATTTAATAAGCACATTTATTGAAGAAAAAATCCGTTTTACAAATAATGATTTAGATTTAATTCAAGCTAGAAATCTTTATAAAGTTTATTATGACTGGGCAAAAGATGGAAATGAGTGGACTATGAGTGCAACAAAATTCGGAGTAGAAATGGGCAAAAAAATATCAAAGAAAAAAGTCAATGGAAACACATTTTATTTAGGAGTAAAATTGAAATGAGAAATGAAAAATTAGGAAAAGAATATGAGCAAAAAGCATTAAGTTATTTAAAAGAAAAGGGATATTGGGCTACATTTTTAAATCCAGGAAAAAATGGACAGCCTTGCGATATAGTCGCAATTGATGCTTTGAGTTTGGAAAAAAGTGCTTGTTTAATCGATGTAAAACATTGCATCGATAGTTTTGATTTTTATAGAATTGAGCCAAATCAAAGAATGGCATTTAATTATGCAAATTATTTTAATATACCTTGTTATTTTTTGCTTTGGGTTGAAGTTGAAGCGAAATTTTATTGGCTAGATTTTAAAGATGTTTTGAAAGGAGAAAAAAATGGAATACATAGTTGGAAGCCAAATCGTAATTAGGAATATTAGTCCATTTTTAATGGAATATATTGACAAAAATTATACAATTGCAAATCCTGAATATGCAAAGAAAGAAAGATTGGGGTTGTTTACTAAAACTACACCCAAAACGATACAACTATATTATCGAAATGGATTTGATGTTGCAATTCCTTTTGGAGCGTTTAAAGATTTGTGGAATTTTCAAAAAGGGCTTGTTGAAAATTATTTGACTGAAAAAAAGCCTGCAAAATTCGGTTGGAATAAATTAATTCATTTATATGAATATCAAAGAAAAGCAGTCGAAAAAATGTTAGATGCTAAAAACGGAATTTTAGTTGCTAAATGTGGAAGTGGGAAAACTTTAATGGCTATGGCTTTGATTGCAAAATTAGGATTAAAAACTTTATGGTTGACACACACAACTAAATTATTAGAGCAAAGTAAAAAAGTTGCAGAGCAAACTTTTAGAGTTGCTGAAATTGGTGAAATCACTAATGGAAAAGTTAATATTGGGAAAGACATCACATTTGCTACAATTCAAACGATGTGTAAAATTGACCCAAACATTTATCGAAATGAATTCAATGTAATTATTTGTGATGAATGTCATAAATTATTTTACAATGCAAGTGCATTGCATATGTGGAGTTATGTTTTGAATAATTTAAATGCAAGATATAAATACGGATTAACTGCTACACCTTATCGAGCAGATGGACTTGCAAAAGGCATGTTCGCTTTGCTTGGGGATGTGATTTATGAAGTAAATGAAGTTGTAAGTTTGCCTATTTTTTATACACAAATTGAAAATGATTTTAACTTAAGAAATGATTTCTTAAATGCGGATGGGACAATTGATTATGTAAATTTAGTCAATACATTATGTTATTCTAAAGAAAGAAATGAATTTATCGCTAATGAAATTATTAAAAATAAAGGTGAAAAAAGTATTGCTTTATGTTTAAGAATTGAACAATGTAAAGCACTTGAATTTTTACTAAAACAAAAAGGAGTGGATGCTCACTTTTTAAAATCGAATGATAAAAATACGGATTTTAATCATGATGTAATTGTGTCTACATTCCAACTATGTAAAGAAGGGCTGGATTGCAAAGAACTTGACACACTTTTTATTTGCTCACCGATAAAGGATAAAGTTGCGGTTGTTCAAAGTGTTGGGAGAATTCAAAGAAAAAGTGAAAATAAAGAAAAATGTTTTGTTTATGATTTCATCGAAAAAAACATCCCAATTTGTATTAATTTTGGAAAAGTGCGAAAAAACATCATAAAAAAGTTATGAAAAGTGTAAAAAAGTTGTGATTTCTCACAACTTTTATTTTCTAGTAAAATCTTTGAATATTTTAATGTATGCATCAATTCTTCCAATTAAATTGTAATTCTCAGATATGATGTCATTTTTTAATTCAACCAAACTATGTAGTGTGTCCATGTAAGACACTTTCAATTTATTGTCTAATATTTCTTGAAATCTTTTTTCGTAAATATTTGCTTTTTTCTTTTTAGTCATAACTTTAAAACCTTTCAACTATATGATACTTGCCATTTTTAAATTGGCATAACATCCAGCAATTTTCAATTATTTCGCCATCAGTGCCTTCAACTTCACAATGTGTTTTTCCTTGGCTCCAGAAGTTCCAGTGGTCAGATAATCTAAGTGAACCTTCTGGCTTGTAGTTCCAATCAATATCTTTACTATCGTAGAAGCTGTCGCTATATGGTGATTTGTTAAGTTCTTTGAAATTGCTTAATGCTTTTATAACTTTTGGCAAATTCATTGTTTCTTGAAAGTTCCATTTTCTAGAATAAAAGCCTTTAATCATTGCATTGTCTGTCTTGCAAATCTTTGAAAGTTGTTCATCGAGATATTCATTTACACTTTTGTTTTGCTCTTTCCAAAAGATTTCTTTATCAAATGTTTTAATAATTTTAACAAATTCATATCTGTAATTTGGAAGTTCTTTATTAACTTTTTCAAACTTGAAATCATACTTTACGCAATCTTTATCGTAACGAGCATAGTAAGCTTTTTTAATTTCAGTATCAACAACAAAGAACACAAGGCCGTGTGTAGTAAGTTGTCTATCATCAGGGTAAGTAATTGTTGTTTTGCGTTCAAACATAACTGTCTTTTTCATATTTTTTTCCTCTCTTTCTTTTTTTAATTTTCTTTTAATTCATCTAATGCTTCAACTTTTGTTGGAGTTAATGTTTCTGGCTTGTGAGTTTCAAATTCATTAACTGGTTGTTTTGGATTTAAATTATCATTTGAAGGCATAAATGCTTCTTCAAAGTCAGCTGCATTAATTGAAGTGCTATCGATTTGTTCGAATTGGTTCCATTTTCCGCTTCCATATTTAACTAATTTAAAAGTCCATTCATCAGTGTAGCCAAGTTCACAAGCATAAGAATTGCATCCTGGTCTAACTAATTTTTTAGGATGCCAAAAACTAAATCCATCAAATTGACTTTTATGTGGCATCTGGATTAAAAAAGCTTTTGCTGTTTCGCCTTTAATGTTTTGTTTGTTGATAGTAATATTTTTCCAATTCATATTCTTTACCTTCCTTATGATTATATTATAGTAAAAATTAAATAGTTTGTCAACAAGTTTTTATAAAAATATTACATTTTTATTTTTAAAAAATTAAAATAAATGGTAAAATAAAAATATGGAAATATTAATGAAAGGAAGTTTTATGGAAATAATTTATAAAAATGTTATTGATTTAATCCCTTATGCAAATAATTCACGAACGCACAATGATGAACAAATTTCACAAATATGTGCAAGTATTAATGAATATGGTTTTACCAATCCAATTTTAATTGATGAAAAAAATTCAGTAATCGCTGGGCACGGAAGATTGTTAGCTGCAAAAAAATTAGGCTTAACAGAAGTTCCATGCATTATTTTAAGTGGTTTAACTAAAGCGCAGAAGAAAGCATACGTCATCGCCGATAACAAAATAGCTTTGAATGCTGATTGGAATTTTGAAACTTTGAGCTTAGAATTAGAAAATTTGAAAGAACTTGGCTTTGACACAAAGTTAATTGGTTTCAATGATGAAGAATTGGATGCTTTATTGGGAAAAAATGATGTGTTAGAAGACAACGATTATGAAGAGCCCGAGTTAAAAGAAAGCAAAACTAAAATGCATGTCTGTCCAAATTGTGGTTGTGAATTTGAGGATTAAACAATAATGAGCTATGGATTGCCTTATATGGGCTCAAAGAATGCAATTGCACATAAAATTATAGAATGTTTACCAAAAACAGAAAACTTTTATGACTTGTTTTGTGGTGGCTGCAGTATAACAGAATGCGCAATTCTTTCAAAAAAATGGAAAAACATTTATTTTAATGATATAGATGGCGAAATTCCAAAATTATTTTTAAATGCTATTCACGGGAAGTATCAAAGCGAAAAAGAATGGATAAGTCGAGAAGAATTTTTAAAAAGAAAAGATAATGATGCATATGTTAGGCTTTGTTGGTCTTTTGGAAATTCTGGGAAGGCTTATTTATATAGCAAAGAAATTGAACCTTTTAAAAAAGCATATTGGTATGCAATATTTTTTGATGATTTTTCTTTATTTTGGAAGCTTGGAATAAATATTCCAAAAGTAAAAGCAAAAAATTACAAAGCAAAAAGACTTGCTATAAAAACAAAATTAAAAAAAATATATACAGACACGAAATTGCAAAGCTTGCAAAGCTTGCAAAGCTTGCAAAGCTTGGAAATGAGTTCCAAATCTTATGATGAAGTTTCTATAAAAGAAAATAGTATAGTTTATTGTGATATTCCTTATGAGAATACAGCCGAATATACAAGTGGCAGTTTTAATCACAAAAAGTTTTATGATTGGGCTTTTAATCAAAAAGAATTAGTTGTAATTAGTAGTTATGAAATTAGTGATGATAGATTTCAAAGAGTAATTAATTTTAAAAAAGTTAGTTTATTAAATAATGCTGTAAAATCAAAAAAGAAAAAAAAAGAAGGTTTATTTGTAGCAAAAAATAAAATAGAATTATGGAAAAAATTAAAGGAGAATAAATAATATGTTTGAGAGAGTTAATCCAAGTCATCCAGATAAAGTGGCAGATAGAATCGCAGGCGCAATAGTTGACATTGCGTATAAGCAGGATGACAATCCAAAAATTGCGGTCGAAGTGCTTATCGGACATGGAAAATGCCACATCATTGCAGAAAGTTCTGTGTATATCGACAAAGCTGATGTTAAGCTCGCTGTTAAAAGAATCGCTGGTAATGTTGATGTCGACTACGTTGAGGTGCCTCAGGATAAGCATTTGGCGGATAACCAAGAAGGGCAGATTCGATGTGGTGACAATGGCATCTTCAAAGGAGTGCCTTTGACCAAAGAACAGAAGGAACTATCCAAAATTGCTAGAGATATTTACAAAAAATATCCTTTTGATGGAAAATATATCTTAGATAAAGAAAAATTAATTCTTTGTCAAAGCAATGCAAGAACTGAAGATTTACAAAAGTTATATCCTAACGCTAAGATTAATCCACTCGGAGACTGGACTGGTGGAACTAACGTAGATACTGGCGCGACAAACAGAAAACTTGGAAGTGATATGGCTGATAGTATTACTGGTGGTGGTTTGCATGGAAAGGATTTGTCTAAAGCTGATGTATCAGTTAATATTTATTGCTTTTTAAAAGCATTAGATACAGGCAAAGTTGTAACTACAAGTTGTGCAATAGGTGATACAGAACTTATAATTAATATTGGAGAAGAAAAAGAGAAAGTTCAATATAGCGAAATGATTAAAGTTGCTAAAGATTATATTAATTTTATAGGTGGTTTTGAAATTTTTGCTAAGTGGGGGTTGTTTTAGTTTTTAATTAAAATATGACAAAAAAGAAAGATGAAAGCGAATTAAAAAAATCAGGGAAGAAAAGATTTCAAATTGACTATAGGCAAGTGGAAGCTTTAGGTGCTATTTTATGCTCAAAAGTAGAAATTGCTTCAGTTTTGGGGTGTAGTGTTTCCACATTAGACAGAGACCCAGATTTTGAAGAACATTATGAAATAGGAAAATCTAAAGGTAAAGCCAGCTTAAGAAGAATTCAATTTAAACTAGCTGAAAAAAATGCCAATATGGCAATTTGGCTTGGAAAGCAAATATTAGGTCAATCCGACCATTTAGAAATCACAGCAAAGGATATGCCAAATATTCAAATTCTTTCTAATGTTCCAAAAATTGAAAAGAAAAAAGACATAATCGATTATGACAGCGAACACAAAAAGTTGGTGGAATAATACTCAAGAAAAAAATATCATTCTTGACATTTACAAATTAATTGGAACTGGCTATGAAAATGTTTGGTTTACAAATTGTCATTGTCGCTATCGATGTTTAAAAGGTGCGAGAAATAGTAAAAAATCTTATAATTTCATCGGCATTGAACCTATTTTTAAGCTTCTTGAAAATCCTAAAAGAAATATTATTTTTATTAGACAATTTCAAAGCACTCAAAAAACAAGCACTTACAACATGATTTTATCGATGATAAATAAGTTGGGTTTGTTTAAATTATTTAAAATAAATAAAAGTGATTTAACTATTACTTTAATTCATACAGGGCAAGTGATTATTTTTCGTGGATTTGATAATCCTTATAAAATTACATCCATTCAAGCTGAGAATGGATATTTTACTGATGTATATATCGAAGAAGCTTTTGAAATTAAAAGCTATGAAGAATTTAGAGTTTTGGATGCATCTTTAAGGGGTGCGCTTCCTGAAGGATTATTTTTCCAATTTACATTTTTATTCAATGCTTGGAAAGAAACTCATTGGCTTAACGAAGTATTTTTTAAAGGTCGCTTAAACGATGATTTTGAAACATTAGATAATCCAAAAATTACACACATGGAATGGATTGATGAAAACTATATGCTGCCTGGTGGATATGGGTTTGGACTTGCTTTGCATATTTCAAATTATCGAATTAATGAATTTAGAGATAAAGAAGTTTACGACATCGCGATGGAAGAGCTCAAAAAATCTGCTATCGATATTTATAAAGTTGAAGCCTTAGGAATGTGGGGTGGTGTGAATGGGCAAACTTATCCACATTTTAATGAAGATTTAATCCAAGAACCTAAAATTTCATCAATTCGCTATGTGGCTATTGGAATTGATACAGGCTATAGTAATGGAAGTGGTAAGATTGTATATGATAAAAATATGCGACTTAAAAGTGCAACCACCATGCAACTTGTTGGACTTACTTATGATTGCAATTCACTTTATGCAATTGATGAATATTTTTTCTCAAATCAAGGGCGTGCAGTTCCTAAAACTGCCCCACAAATCCTTCAAGAAATAATCGAGAAAATAGCTGAGTGGTCGAGTGGTCAATATCGTTGGCTTTTTGAAAATCCAGTTTGCATTTATGTTGATTGTGCGGACTTAGCAAGTAGACAAGAGCTTGAATTATTAGCACGAAAAAATGGACTTTACAATTTAAGATTTATGCCATCAACAAAAATTGGCATTCAAACTAGAGTTGATTTTATTAACTTAATCATGGCTTTTAAAGAATGCAAATTCTCAAAAAATTGTGTGAACTTAATTCGTGAAATTAAGAATTCACAAGTTGGTGAAAATGGTGAACCAAGAGAAGATTTTGATGACCACAGTATTAATGCTTGGGAATATGGTTGGCAGCCAATTATTAGATTTTTAAAGCGTTGGTCAACTTTTAAAGAAAGGTAAAAAATTGTCAATGAAAAAAATAAATCTAGCAAATCGCTAGATTTTTTTATTTTTTGTTTGCTTTTTTATTTTTTTTATTTTTGGTATTTTTTTAGTTTTTTTGTCTAGTTAACTATGGTTAACTTTGATATTTTTATATCTTGCAAAAAGTTAACTAGAGTTAACATTTTAAACAATCTATTTACTTTTTATTGTTTAGTAGATAGTAGTAGGTAGTTTTCTTTATTTTAAAAAAA